AATACACGCCTTAGAGGCGCAGGGTTACGGTTATAGTTGCTGTGGGGGTTGTGCTAAGTGCGGTGGGTGTGCTAATTGTGACATGTGTATACCTAATAACGTTATTGATAGTGTGGGCGGCTGCGCAACGTGTGGAGGTGAGATTAATTTAATTATGCAGAAAAACACAAAATCAATAACACAGCAGATCAAGGATGCCATTAATACTATGTCAAGAGACCCAGACAAGGGGCAAATTTTCGGTTCTTATGTATACCGTAGCCAGTACTACCCCGGAGATATTGATTTTCATGAAATTATAAATACCACACCAGCAAATGAAAAAGATGTGTATAAGTTAGCCGCGCAAACACTTAAGGATATAACCCGGGACGTGCAAAAGAAGCCCAACATATATTTTAGTGAGATTAAGGCCGGGATAGATCAACGGTTTAACCTAAAAATAGATAAGGAGTTTATGGCAAACGTTGATCATCTGTTTAGTTTGAAATTGTTGACACTTGATGAGTATGAATATATACACAAGTTATATGAGCTGTTCAAAATTGACTACGACAGCAACGCATATGATGAATTAAAGGAGTTCTTCAGGATGAAAAAAATAATTAGATGGAGTGCCCGGGATGTATTGAGAGGGCACAGAATGATTGCAGGTAATAAAAAAATAGAACTTGTTGACGCTCTAAAGGGTAAAAGCGATATTAAAATTGATATATGGGCACCTATCAACGGTAGATACATTGAATTAACAAATTTCTTTTTTCTTGTTGTGTTTGATCAGAAGACACGCGATATTAAGATATTAAATGCAGATGTCCCCGACTATGTAAGCGGTATAATCGAACAAATTCAAAAATACAACAGTAAGCTATTTTTTAACCCGTTCAAGATGGCGAAAAGAATGTGGGGGATTGCACGAGAGCTAAAATTAGACAATCTATTACAGTTGTTAACACCATTATTTCAGGGAAGCGCAGCAAAAATTAACCAGATCATAGGTGAGATAGACACAATTATATTAATGTATGAGACTATCAACGACACACCAGATAAGATACTAAATGAACAAATAGACGAGTTTAAATTAAGAATGTCGTATATATATGATATCAAGTATGATGAAGATTTGTTTTATAATATGGTAGATTCTGTTTTAAGTACATCAGACAAAAAGAAAAGAATTAAGATATTAGGTGATATTAAAACATTTCTTAAGGACATTAGAAACGAAGACACTATTAAATACTTAACCGAGCACGAACTATACCCAGTACCGGAGTTTATATATCATCTAGAAAGTGAAAAGGAAGGGGGGCCAATGGATATACCATTATTTAGGAAAGTATACGGCGGTGAACTCCGGGGCCAAATCCAAAAATGCGATACTGGATTAAGAAAAAGATGTGTACCCATTCCTATATTAAATGATATAGATAGACAAATAAGGGCCCACAAATCAGGACGTACTATTAAGAAAGAGGTGAGATTTAAGGAAGTTGAACCAGTTACGCCACCTAGACCGGTCACACCACCCAAAGCAACAATTAAATTTAACCCAGTTAGTGTCCGCAAAATACCAAAAACCCAAGAAGAAGCAACATTAATATTTAATGAAATGGAAAATAACGCATTTAATGCTATAGATGCATTCGATGAAGCGGTTGAAAATAGAGACATTGAAACAATGCAACGCGCCTTGGTGGTAGTTGAAGATTTCTGGATTAAATATATGAAAGCTAGAGCAGTAGTTGATAAAAGCATTACTAAGGCAGATATTGAAGATAATAATAAAGTACTTCAATCTATGTATGACAAGTTAGGTCAAATTGTACGTGAAGATATGTATAATTAAAATATATGTGTTTTTTCGATTTTTTAGAAATAACATGATGATAATAACCTTAAAAGTATAGTGTTATTTCGATTTTTTGAAAATTTTTTATACTGGATATATATAAACTATGCTCAGTATAAAGGACGGGAAACCGATAGCCATAATTAAGGGTGGTAAATTTGACAACACAATTATATACATTGATGACAAACTAAAAAGACCAAACAAGGACACAAAAAAAGAATATTTTACGAGAAAGCACAACGTGAACAGCATTGATACATTACATATAAAACCGTTGGATGAAGTATATGTGTACGATGACGGTATTATACAACCACTACCGGATTTTAACAACACACAGAGAATATATATAAGTGGTCCTACTGGCAGTGGTAAGAGTTACTATATAAGAATGTGGTTAAAGGAATATATAAAAGTGTTCCCCGATAGACCAATTTATTTATTTTCTGATATGCTTGAAGACCCGGCGCTAGATGACTTTAAAAACTTAATGCGGTTCAAGTTAGATGAAGGTTTACTTAAAAAAAAGCATATCAGACCCGAGAAATTTAAAAATAGCATTGTTATATTTGATGATATTGACAGCATACAGGACAAAAAATTATATGCATATGTGTTAAGTTTACAAAATGCAATATTAAAAACTGGTAGAAAGCTGGGCATAACCGCAATTGTCACTAATCATCTTATGAACAATGGGATAAAAACAAAGGAGATATATAATGAGTGCTCAATTATTGTTTTTCCTACTAGGGGTAGTAACTTCTACGCTCTTAATTATGCACTTAAAAAATATTTGGGTATGGACTCTAAACAAGTTAAGCACGTTGCAAGGCTACCTACACGCATGGCTACTATTTTTAAAGATTTTCCGCAGTTTGTTATGTACGAAAAAGGAATTTATCTATTATAATTATATACATGGATCAAGTTATAAAACAATTAGTACAAAAGCCATTGAGCGGAAATGATATATATAACGCATGCGAAAAAAGCATTAAGATAATGAAATATGGAGAACTGAATAAGTATAAGACAATAGATGACGCATTTAACCCATATGATGCAATCGCACTATTATATATGACAAAGCCGACATTTGGTCACTGGGTTCTATTATTGAGGCATCCCAAACAAAAAACAATTGAATATTTTGACAGTTACGGGGGGTTTATAGATGCACCCCAAGAAAAGATAACAACCGAAATTAAAAAAATGACCGATCAGCGGGATAACGAATTAAGCAAAATGTTATTAGATTCTAAGTATAAAATTGTATATAACCCGGTGCAAATTCAGGCGTTTAATAGTGGTGTTTCATCTTGTGGGCGTCATATATGTTTAAGGTATTTAATGCGTCATATACCTTTAACACAATATATTAAAGTGCTAGAGAATAGCAAAAACAACCCGGATGAGATAGCAACATATTTAACAGCATTCATATAAATAATATATAGTTCTAGTTTATAACATGCAGAACCTCGACAGATGCGATAACGTATATTATAATATTAATATTCCTCATGATGACAATATAAGTCGAAATGGAGAACCAACACCGGCGAACTATTTTGAAATTAGGGGAACCTCTATTTTACCTTGTGACGCTGAAGATTACACGATGAGCGTTGTAAGGTTTTCTATCCCTACTTCACAAATACCTATACAAGTAGTACCCGTTGATATCTCGCCAGGTAATACCGATATTAATAAATTACTGTATTCTATAACATTAGAATGGAACGGCAACACTTTTCAGGAATTCATAACATGGGAAACCGCCCTAAATTATGCACCTGTTCCAAATACACCAAAAGAAGGACAAGAGCCAAGATATGCACCATATTATTATTTGTATAGTGTTAAACACCTTCTATATAGAATTAATTTAGCATTAACAAAAGCATTTGGTAAATTGGTATCAGCTGGAGCACCAATAACAGCCCCGCCATTTTTTGAGTACACAGGAGAAACTGAAAAAATAAGACTTTATGTGCCTGAAGATTACACGACTAATAGTGTTAATGTATATGCAAATAACGCATTAAATAGAAATTTTGGCCTTGGTTTTGATCAAATATATGAAGGTTATAACGTACCAGATGGCAAGGATGCATTATTTATATTAAGTCGTAGTGGCACTAATATATTAACATTAACAGCACCAATTAACCCTTTACCATTAGTTGCGCCTTATAATTGGAACACACAACCATATATAGAACTTATTCAAGATTATAACAGCGTTTCTGATATGTCTAGTTTTTCTTCAATTGTCATAACTAGTCGGAGTATACCTATAAGGAACGAATGGGTAAGCCTGCAATTATTAAAAGGACCTATACCGATAGGCCAGCCAGTACCCAGCAACGGGACTACACAAGATGGATTTTTAAATATTTTAACTGATTTCGAGGCCGATATAGTTAGCGGGTTTGAGTTAAGAAGCAAATTAATATATACTCCGACCGCTGAATATAGGCGCACTACATTATTAGGGGGTAACCTTTCAACAATTGATATACAAGTTTATTGGAAAGATAACTATGATAATCTATACCCTGTTATGATACCTGCACACGATGTACTAACAATTAAATTGTTGTTTGAAAAGAAACTATAAAAATATAGAATATATGTTTTATTATGTATATATAATATATAACAAAACTATATAGAATGTCTTTAAATAATCCAGCTATCCAAGTTGCCCGGGTTATGGACCCACGGCTAGAAATTAATAGACGCCGCCATTATGTGGCCCTTAAAGGTGCTATGGTTAACACTCATCAGCAATTCCCGGCCACAAATATTTCGGCATCCTCTGTTCAAATATCATGTAACCCGCCAAATCGGGGGATTGCAATTGCCCGAAAAGTACTAAAGGAGGCCGAATTTGATGTGGTTTTGAATGGTACAAATACAGGCGTTAACCCTTTACTATCAGAAGGTTATTACGCACTTAGACAGTTTCCACTTACTCAAGTTACATCTAGTGAAAGTGTGACCCTTAACAATGCTACATTTACACAGGCGCCATTATCTCAGTATTGGCCAGAGGTGCTAAATTACCACAATGAATATAAAACACGATTCGGCCAATATTCGCTTACCCCTTCAATGGCTGA